TTCCGCTGACCTCGATAGGCGCTTTGATTTCTACCGCATCGCACGCGACACAGCCCGCAGAGAGTTCCCGCGCAAGTTCCGTTATGTCCTCGAGAAGATGAGGCGCTAAGGAGTATCCATGCAGGTCAAAGTACCCGGCAAGCAGTACCGCGTGGAGCCCACGGATAGCGAGGGCTCAATCGTAGAGCGTATCGCTGACGTACTACTGAAGTACTCACGCTCACTGCCTAGAGTCGAGAGCTTTGGCGAGGCGTCGCATGGTGAGCAGAATCAGATCGCCACTATCGTCTTCGAGCTCATAGCGCTGGACATCGGCATTAAGGGCGTACCCGATGCCAAGGAGATAGCCAAGCGACCCCCCACTATGTCGCGCGTGATCGAAGACCCTGACTCAGAGAAGGGTCGCATTGAGACAGCACGGGATAAGCGCATCAAGGATCGACTGGCTGCCGCGGAAGAACGCAAGGCCAAAGAGGAAGTAGTGCGTGAGGTTGTTCGTGTCGACAAGGCGAAGGCACGGGCCGAGCGAGTCAAGTTAGCCGAAGAGCAGAAGAAGATAGCCGAGAGTGACAGGCTCGAGGCTAGGGCTCACAGGTTACGTCGTAAGGCCGAGGCGTTAGATGCTGAGCGTAGCGCTGCTAGTGTTGACGATGTTAGGCCAACGCGTAAGAAGACGAGCACAGTCAAGCCAAGCACGAAGAAGGGACTCTTCAGTGGTGGCTCGGCCTAACACGGAATAGCGCGGGTCCTTCCAGAGCCTAACGTCTGCGGGTAAGGACGCGGCAAGTGCTTCATATGAGCTCCAGGTTTCCCAAGGGTCGAAAATAATATGCCGAACCACCGCGAGCCTCTACGGGAAGTATCCGCGACGCAGCTAACAGAACTGACGGGGATATCCCCGCGTTCGGTTCGCTCGCGCCTTGTAGAGTCGGGACTGAAACCAGTTCGCGCCGATGGCCGGACGCAGTGGTGGGAACCGCGTGAAGCGCTGCCCATTCTATACAAGTTGACAGGAAACAATGGAACCACCGGCCCCCTCGACCTCAACACCGAGCGGGCAAGGGAGTCCTCGAACCGCGCAGACAAGCTCGCACTCGAGAATGCAGAGAAGCGCGGCGAACTCCTCCCCGCGGATTCAGTCGCGTGGTTCATGGCGCAACGCGCAGCAGCGTACAAGTCGAGGTCTCGTTCACTGGCTACGAAGTCGCGCTCCATGCTGGGCCTTGACGCCAAGCAGTCAAAGACATTACTGGGGTTAATCGATGATGGACTCAGGGCTCTCGCTTCAGAAGAGCTACCTGAAGGCGCTGGAGCTCGCTTGGAAAGCGACTGGGCGCGCGCTCTCGCCACCGCCGGATCTGACGCTTAGCGAATGGGCGGATAAGCACTACCAGCTATCACCGGAGTCTAGTAGCCAGCCTGGACCGTGGACGACATTCCCGTACCAGATCGGGATCATGGACGCTCTAACAGACTCATCGATTGAGTCCATCACGGTGAAGAAGTCCGCTCGAACCGGGTACACGCAGATCATCACAGCGGATATTGGGTTCCATATTGGGAACGACCCGTGCTCCATGCTGTTGGTTCAGCCGACCGTGGAGGACGCTGCCGGCTACTCGAAAGAGCACATCGCGCCGATGCTGCGGGATGTTGCAGCACTATCAGGGCTCGTTACCGATGGCCGCTCCGGCGACCAGACATCGACCATTTTGCGGAAACTCTACGCGGGCGGGGCGCTCAATCTAGTAGGCGCGAACAGTTCGCGCGGGTTCCGGCGCATCACAGTGAAGCGGGTCTACTTCGATGAGACAGACGAGTACCCGGAACAAGCGGGCTCCGAAGGCGACCAGCTAAAGCTAGGCGAGATGCGAACCCAGGACGCATGGGATCGCAAGTTAGTCTACGGAAGTTCCCCGCGACATAAGGGCGGGCGGATTGATAAGAAGTTCGACGAGTCCGACCAGCGTCGACGCTTTGTTCCGTGCGTTCATTGCGATCACGGACAGTATCTGAAGTGGGGCGGGCGAGACCATGACTACGGCATCAAGTGGCCAGACGGACGGCCCGAAGATGCGTACTACCTATGTGAGCAGTGCCACGAGATCATCCACTACGCGCAGCGCGGTCCAATGGATGCACGCGGCGACTGGATAGCGACGAACCCAGGAGCGGACGCGGCAGGGTTCCACATTTGGGCGGCCTATAGCTACCTGCCACAAGCGGCGTGGGGGATTCTGGCTCGGGAGTTCCTGCAATGCAAGGACGACCCGTATTTATTGCAAGTTTTCGTTAACACGATACTTGGCGAATCATGGGAAGAACAGCACAGGGCTCTCGACCAGGACTTGCTCTCTGTGCGGCGCGAAATTTACCCGGTCATCGGGCTCGGCACTGACACAGACACGGGCGAGGTTCGGGAAGAGACATTGGTCCCGAAAGAAGTAGCGGTAATCGTGTGCGGCGTTGACACACAGGACGACCGGCTAGAAGCACAAGTCCTAGGAATTGCTGCCGGCGAGGAGGTCTTCGGGCTCGAGTACAAAGTATTCTGGGGCGACCCGTCGACCAATATGGTGTGGGACGACCTCCACGAATTTTTGATGTTACCCCGACGAATGGAACGGGGCGGCGTCGACTTCATCCGGGCCACGTCAGTCGATAACGGCGGGCATCACGGCGAGTCATGTGCTGCGTTCTGTCGCCCTCGGTTTCGGTACGAGACACCGGACAGAGGCCGCGCGTTCGTCTTCGCGATTCGCGGAACGACGGGCGAAGGAAGCATCTGGCCACGCGAGGCCAGCCAGCGGAACAAGTGGCGCGTTTTACTGTGGCCGATTCGAGTCGACCCAGCGAAGGATTTACTGGCGGCGAGGCTCGCAAAGACGGCATCGCTCGAGCAGAACGTGCGCGGGCCTGGAGTGGTTCACTTCCCCAAGTCGTTCACAGATACATACTTCTCCGGGCTAACAGCCGAGAAGTCCGTACCGAAGCGAACCCTCAAGGCTTCAGGATCTCACCGTGAGTGGAAGTTGAAGTCCGAGGGACGAAGGAACGAGCCGTGGGACACGTTTGTATATGCGTACGCCTCGCTCTGCGGGCTACGCGCAAACGGTTTCGATTTAGACGCCGAGGTTGAGAGACTTCCGGGCCGTCCGATTTTCGAGGGGCGTAGTGCGCCGCGGCAAGTAAATGCAAACCCATCGCAACGTAGAAACAACAGCGAGAACTCGTGGCTAGGAGAGAATCAGGGATGGCTAAAAAACTGAAGAGCGAATCCGATGGACTGACGTTTTCGGACGGGCAGCCCGAGGACAAAATCAAATCGATTAAAGACGAGTACCTGTCTCCTGCCCCTACGGGCAAATCAGACCACGAGAAGAACGTGGCTGAAGTGTGCCGAATCCTCGAGTCAACTGACCGACAAGGCACGGAGAGAGACAAGCCCGAAGGCACTCGCTGGATCGTGTTGTCCGACACCCTGGCGCGCAAGATCGTCACGCTGTTGCAGGCGTAGCGGATGGCGTGGACACAGGCCCAAATTGACGCGCTGAGAGATGCAATCGCTACCGGCGTGCGAACCGTGAACTACGGCGAGAAGACCGTCACGTATCAGGACAGTTCCGCAATGCTGGCCGCCCTGCACGCAATGGAATCAGAGATATCCGCAAGCACTAGCGGACGTTCAACGCTCGTGGGCATGTCTCGTGACTAGTGCCACATGGCTCGACAAGTCCATCGCGTGGATCGCCCCGACATGGGGAGCCAAGCGTGCGCAGTCTCGAGCGACGACGAACGCTCTACTCGCATACGACGGCGCTAAGAGCGGACGACGCACGCAGGGATGGACATCCCCTGGCGGTTCTTCAGCCGATGTAGAGGTGACTCAATACCTCGGCACTATGCGGGAACGAGCCCGAGACCTCGTGCGGAACAATCCGCACGCCACGAAGGCTGTTCAGGTTCTAGTAGCGAATAAGATCGGCACGGGCATCATGGCCCAGGCCTCGGCTTCCAATGCTAGACGTGTCAAGCGGATTGAAGAACGGTGGAAACGATGGGTTGATAGCTGCGACTTCACGAGACGCACCGACCTGTACGGCATTCAGGCGCTTGTGGAGCGCACGCGGGTAGAGTCCGGCGAGGCGCTTGTGCGGTTTATACGCACACCGATGGACGGCTCGCAAGATGTTCCGTTCCGTCTTGAAGTGCTGGAACCGGACTTCATCAATGATTCTATCAATAGAACGATAGGCGACAACCGATACATTAAGCACGGCATCGAGTACGAAGGTGCCCGCGTCGTTGCGTACTGGCTCTACGAATCACATCCCGGCGATGGCCTTTCATACGCGCCGAAGCGCGAGTTTAATAGCGTTCGCGTACCGGCGTCTGAGATCATCCACTACTACAAGACGTCGCGCCCGGGGCAGACTCGCGGCATGACTGACTTCGCGTCGGTGATGCTTCGGCTGCGAGCCCTTGACGATTACGACGATGCTGAGGTGATGCGGAAGAAGATCGCAGCGTGTCTCTCTGCGTTCGTAACGACCGCTGCTGGGTTGCCCGGGGCGAGCCTAGGTCCGACCGCGCTCGACGCGGACAGCAACAGGGTGGAGACATTCACCCCCGGCATGATTCCATATCTGAAGCCGGGCGAGAGTGTTGTGGTCGCTGACCCTAAACCGTCGACGGATTACAAGCAGTTTCAGAATGTGCAACTCCACGCCATCGCTGCTGGGCTGGGGATGCCTTACGAGCTCCTTACGGGCGACTTGTCAGAGGTGAACTACACCAGCCACCGCGGCGGGTTGGTTCAGTTCCGAGGAATCGTCGAGGCCGACCAATGGCAACTCGTCGTACCGCAACTATGTGCGCCCATTAGCCGACGATTCACGGAAGAGGTGGCTCGGATTGACCCGCAGGTTGACGCTAACACTCGGTGGACGTACACGCCGCCTAAGTTCGGACTACTCGACCCGTCGAAGGAAATCCCGGCGATGATCGAGTCAATCCAGTCAGGGATTGAGAGTTACCCGAACGTAGTGCGCGGCCAGGGTTACGACTGGGAAGAGAAGCTGGACGAGATCGAGATGTTCCAGCGCGAAGTTGAAAAGCGCGGAATTAAATTAACGAGTGTTCCTAGCGAATCACCCGTACAGGCCCCGCCGGAGGTAAACGAAGATGCCGAAGCCGCGTGAGATACAAATTCCGAAACTACGAGCGCACGTAAGCGTCGCTCCTGAAACGCTCAACGAGGCAGACAGGACGGTGGAGGTTCGATTCTACTCAGGCGCAGCGGTACAGCGCTATCCGCTATTCGATGAGCCTTACGAGCTCGCCTTTGACTTGGACGCGAAAGCGGTTCGACTCGACCGATTCAACGCTGGCGCTCCTGTCGTTGACAATCACCGAGATCATGGCCCTATCAGCGAGTCAGTTCTCGGAGTGGTCGAAAAAGCATGGCTCGAGGCTGACGGTGGGCACGCGCGGATTAAGTTCTCGTCTCGTGAGTCCGTCGCTCCCATCCTTAAAGACATCAAGGACGGCATTCTAAAGAACTTCTCGATGGGCGCTGTCATTCACCAGATGCGCGACATCACAGAGAAGGGCGACCCGCAGAAACGCCTACTCGCAATCGACTGGGAGCCTCACGAACTCTCGATTGTAGCAGTTCCTGCAGATCCTGGCGCGCAGGCGCTGACGTCTGCGGAACAGTTCACCTGTCAACTTTACGGCGCGAGTGCGCCCAACAAGGAGGTCCATGAAATGGACAAAATTAAAGTACGCGTGCTCGCAACCGACGAAACCCTCGAGATCGAAGAGAACGATTTCGACGAGAAACTACACAGCAAGGATCTGAAGCCGGTGACGGTGGAACCCGCGACCGAAGCACTAAAGGCGAAGATCGCCGTAGAGGAGGCCCTCGCCGCCGACAAGGCGCGCACAGTGGAGATCAAGAAACTCCAGGTTGCGTTCAACCTTGACGACCTTTGGGCACTTCGCCACATCAAGGGCAACACGGCAATCGAGCAGGTCATTGCCGACGCGACAGAGAAGCGCGCGGAAACGGTTCCGCTCGTCGACGGGAAAATCTCGTTCGGCGCAGAGTTCGAGTCGCTTGGATGGCGCACCGATCGAATGGTCGAGGCTCTATCTTCCAGAATCAATCGCACCGCACCTCCCGAGGCCGCTCGGCAGTACGCTGAGTCCACCTTCGCAGAGTGCGCGTTCGAGTGCTTGGCATTGAACAACCGAACCAAGGGCCGCAACCTCGACGCACGGCGCAGCCCCGATGAAGTCGTGCAGCTCGCCCTCAACACCACGAGTGACTTCCCGCTGATTCTCGCAAACACGCTGAACAAGACGATGCAGCCGGCATACGAGCAGGCATCGCCGACGTATCGGCAGCTCGGCATGGAGAAGACGTTTAGGGACTTCAGAGCCCACAACTTTCTGAAGGCCGGGGACTTCCCCATCCCGTTGGAAGTGGGAGAGCACGGAGAGTTCAAAACCGGGACGATGAGCGAAGGTAACGAGGCCGTTACGTGCATTACCTACGGTCGGATTCTGGGGCTCTCGCGCCAGATTCTCATCAACGACGACGTTGGTGCATTCAACGATATTGCCGGCAACGCCGCGCGGCGTATCTCGGACTTCGAGAATGCGACGTTCTTCTCGATCTGCATCAGCGCAGCGGCGGGACTCGGGCCTATGTTGGTAGAGGGCTCGGCT